ACGGGCAAAGCAAATCACGCGCGAGCTTTACAACATCTCTCGCCCCGTTCTCATACAAGCAGAGTGGGAAGTCGACTCAGCCGTGTTCGGTATCGTGGTACACCCTGACGGAGTACAGAACGCGTTGCAAGTGGATACCGAGTATCTTATAAACGTACACCCAGCGGCAACGCTCGAACGCCTCGTTGCTTGCTTCCCTGAGCTTTCGAACGATGAGCGGTACAGCCTCAGCAGTTACGTGCAAGTGAATCAGAAGTTCCCTTTTGGGCATATCGTGCCGAGCGATACAACGATCCGCACGCAGGAATATATGGTTGAGAATGGTTGGTTTCCGGATCAACCTGAAATTGATTAACTTGCACCCATGAAGGTCACAATTCAAAAGGCGTGCAAGCTACGCGGTAACAACTGGAAGAAAGGCGCAACGCCGTCAGTTACTTCTGACTTTGCCGCAGAACTAAAAGCAAAGGGATACCTCGACGCCCCAAAGAAAAAAACGGACTCAGATAATAACGAATTAATAGAAGAATAAAATGGCCATTTTTAACGGTACAGAACTAGGCGTGTATATGGATAGCACGCTGATCGCAGCGGCTACGGATTGCAGCCTCTCCTTAAACGTCGAAACTATCGACATCACCACAAAGGACAGCGCGGGATTTCGTGAGCTGCTCGGTGGAGTACGCAGCGGATCAATCAGCGTAAGCGGTTTAATTGATTACACCGATTCAGTTCCAAATAAAGACGTAACAGATTTGTGGACTGCATGGGAGGCACGCACAGCCGTTACCGTCAAGTTCTCAAAAGCTACTGAAGTAACTGGCGACCTATCATTTAGCGCGTCTGCAATTATTACCAGCCTTGAGCAGTCAGGCGGCACTGAAGACACAGCAACGTATTCAGCTACGTTTGAATTGACCGGTGCAATTACTGACACGGTCGCCACATGATCGAAGTAAACGGCACGGAGTACCCAGTGCGGTACAGCATGAAGGCGCTGAAGAAGTTTGAACGTAAGACCAAGGTCAACGTGTTCAGCCTATCCGATCCGTCAAAGCTGAGCGCAGACGCTTGCGCCTTCCTTTGCTTCGTCGGTGTTGAATGTGGATGCAGCTTTGAAGGTCAGGACTTCGATATGGATTTGATGACGTTCGAAGATCACATAACGCTGGAACACGTCACCCAATGCTTTGACGCACTCGGCGAATATAGCAGCGAAAAAAAAGCATAGACGGCACAGACAAGCCGATAGGCTGGCCGGATATTATACGGATGGGGATGGGCATTTTGCGCCTGTCCCCTTCTGCGTTTTGGTCAATGACATTCGGCGAGGTAAGCCTGGCACTTGACGCCAACCGAGAGAGCGAAGAGATACGTGAGCGGATGGAGTGGGAGCGTACGCGGTGGCTCGGATCCATGATCATGCAGCCCCACCTAAAAAAAGGGCGTAAATTGCAGCCAAAGGACCTGATGCAATTCCCATGGGAGAAACCAAAGGCCAAGGCCGGTAAGCTTAACAAGGAAGAACTTAGGCAGCGAATACTAGAAAGAGACCAATGGCAAAGCTGAACGATTTAATCGTAACGATAGGAGCGCAAACAAAGCAATTTGATAAGGCGCTCGGCTCGTCTATGAAAAAAATGCAGCGCTTTGGTATGAACACCAAGAAGCTCGGCAAGTCCATGACCATGGGGCTAACCGCACCGATTGCGGCGCTTGGCTTTACAGCGGTGAAAGCATTCGACCAACAGGCCAAAGCGATTGCACAGGTCGAAGCTGGTTTGAAATCTACCGGTTCAACCGTTGGATATACTTCGAAGCAGTTGCAGCAGATGGCCAGCGACCTGCAAACCAAAACGATATTCGGGGATGAAGAAATATTAAAGGATGCAACTTCGCAACTGCTGACGTTTACGAACATTGCCGGCGATCAGTTTGCCCGCACGCAGTCCGTTGCTTTGGATCTTGCCACGCGATTAGATGGCGATCTAAAAAGCGCATCCATTCAATTGGGTAAAGCGTTGAATGATCCGATTGCAAACCTTAGCGCGTTAAGCCGGTCGGGTATTCAGTTCAGCGAAGACCAAAAGCAAGTAATTAAAAGCCTGACCGAATCCGGTAGGCTTGCCGAGGCTCAAACCGTTATACTTGACGAACTGGAAAAGCAATACGGAGGATCCGCAGAAGCCGCAGCGAAGGCCGGCACGGGTGGGCTGAAGCAGCTGGCCAATTCATTCGGTGATTTGCAGGAGGAATTCGGTAAGATTATAATGGAGTTTCTGCCGCCGGTCATTGACGGCCTAAAGAATATGCTAGCGACATTCCAAAACCTCAGCCCAGAGGTTAAGAGATTTATGGTAATCGGTGCAGGTATTGCGGCGGCGCTCGGCCCGTTGCTTATCATACTGCCGTCACTAATACAGGGCTTTATGTCATTGCTTTCGCCTATTGGTTTGGTCATTGCTGCCGTCGTCGGTTTGGGTATTGCGATCGTAACCTTTGCCGATGAGATAGCGCCATACATTACCGACGTAATCAATTACTTTATTACGCTCTACAATGAGTCCAGCCTTTTGCGTGGCATCATTGGCGGCATAAAGGGCACGGTGCAAGTGGTGTTTGATTTCTTCCTGTTCGCGGTGGATGCGGTCATTGGCGCATTTCAAGACCTTGGCACAATTATTAGCGCGGTTCTCAGCGGTGACCTATCAAACATAGGCGACGCCATTAGCAACGCATTTACCAACGCGGCGGATCGCATGGCCGAGTTTGGTACAAAGGCAGCCGAGGACTTTACAACGGCAGTCAACACAGAGCTAGAACGTGAGCCGTTCAGCTTAATAAGTGAGGGCACAGTGGCGGAAACTATTAAAAGCATGGGCGGCCTGTTGGATATGTTTAACAACATGACCAGCGGCGGCGGTGCAGGTGCAACGGTAACACCCACACCAACCGAAACCGTAACCGTGCAGGCTGATCTCGAATTTCAGGATATTGAATTTATTGACGATGCAGATTTAGATGAAGAGGATATTGATAAGGTCATAGAGCGCACGAACCTTGTAAAGAACCAAATCAACAGCATCGCCGGAAGCATGGCGAACTTTATCGACAGCACATTCAGAAGCATCATAGCAGGAACGGCAACATTTGAGGAAGTCATGCGCGATATGATTAAGCAGATGTTGATTCAACTGGCTTCACTCATTGCTCAATTCGCCATTCTATCCGTGCTTATGCCGTCGTCATTAGTTGGCAAGGGCGGTAATGTAATGTCGCTCGGTAAGTTTATAGGCGGCGGCTTTGGCATTCCACAGATGGCCAGCGGTGGCATCGTAAGCGGGCCAGTCATTGCGCAGGTGGGTGAGTACGCAGGCGCACAGCACAACCCTGAAGTGATCGCACCACTCGACAAATTGCAGGCTATGATGGGCGGGCAAAGCGTACAGGTGACCGGCAAGATTTCAGGCCGCGATATACTGCTAACCAGTGAACGAAATGCAATCGACCGAAACCGAGTAAGGGGATTCTAATGGCTGACCCAATACGACTATACGCAGAGTTTACCGATGACCTGGGCACGGACTACCGGGTGAATATCCATGATGCAGATTTCACCGGCACGGCGGGCACGTTTAAGCTCGGCGCCGATGGGTTTGTCTTGACATACACCGGCAACAATGAAGACCGGATGCAGGGCGTTATCGGTAGTGAGTTGACATTTACGCTGACAGAAGTAACCAGCATTCACACAACCTTCATGGATCTGCTTACCACGACACCCGAACAACGGTTTTCGGTGAGCGTGTACAAAGATCCGGACGGGGTAAATAGTCCGTACTGGTTTGGGGTATTGTATCCGGAGCAGGTCACACGGCCATACGATTACCAGCCGATCCAGAACACCCTAACAGCAGCCGACGACCTTGGTAATTTGCAATATGTTAAGCACGATTCGACGGGCTTGGTAGATGTGCCGACGCTGCTGCTGCAATGTTTGAACCGCACACGGGCGACCCATCTTTGGGGTACTGACGACTTTCTTTATTACCTCAATGATTTC